TATGACTTAGTTGATCCTGATAGCCCATCTACAGATTTTGATATTAATATAGGTGACTTTTTTCCAGGTTATCTATCACCTAATTTATTTTTTATCTTTTCAGTAATGTTACACCCTAGTCAGTTTTATAAATCCATAGAGATGTTAATGTTACCTAGAGTTAAGGATAAGGAAAAATTGCGTGATTTAACAAACTATTTAATTAACTCTTTTATTGATATTGACTTTGATCCTAAATTTGGTAGAAAATTTAATACTCAATATAATTGGTTTGAGTACTTTGAGAACGACAAATACCAACTTACACCATCACGATACACCTTTAAGGTGTTAGATAAACATCTTAAGTTTGTAGGTAGTATTGATTCTGAGTTTAGTGATTATCCTGAGATTGATGATTATAATCAGAAAGTGATTCAATTCTTTTATCATAGAGCCTATAATATGCCTAGGCCAAAGTTTACCAATAATTTAGAACTAGTAAATGATCTTAATACAAGTGCTAAATATCATTATGATCTCGTTAACTAACACAGCCGCTAAAAAAGCAGGCGCCGCAATAGCAAGCAGAAAAAATACTGTAGGTCTTCGTATAGGAGTCACAACCACAGGCTGTTCAGGCATGGCCTATGTATTAGAATTTGTTGAAAACATATTACCAGAAGATAATACGTACACTGATAAAGGTGTTACACTAGTAATAGACAAGAAAAATTTAACATATCTAGATGGTCTAGAATTAGATTATCAGAAAAAAGGATTAAATGAAGGATTTGAATTTATCAACCCAAACGAATCAGCAAGATGTGGCTGTGGAGAATCATTTACGGTCTAGGGTTGGACACATACACGTACCGAAGGCTGATGGAATAAATGATAACAAACAAATTTGATTATAAAAAATTAAAAAGAACAACAACAGAACATCAAAGATTATATCAATGTCCAGATGGTAATGCAGTTCCCAGTGTTACAACAATCCTAGACAAAACTAAATCAGCAGAAAAAAAGGCAGGACTAGCACGTTGGCGTAAGAGTGTAGGTGAAGCTAAGGCAACAGCAATTGTAACAGAAGCCGCTAATCGTGGAACACGAATGCACACCTACTTGGAAAAGTATGTGCTAGGCGAAGAATTAAAGGAGTCAGTATCAAATCCATATGCTCAGCAGAGTTTAGACATGGCTAAAATAGTTGTCGAAGAGGGTCTGTGTAATGTGGATGAGTATTGGGGAACTGAAGTTGCTTTATATTTTCCAAAAATATATGCAGGAACAACTGATCTGGTAGGTGTACACCGAGGTGATAACGCAATACTTGACTTTAAACAAACCAACAAGCCCAAGAAGCGTGAATGGATCGAAGACTACTTTCTACAACTTGCGGCCTATGCAGAAGCACATAATGAAGTACATGGTACAAATATACGTAAAGGTGTTGTGTTAATGTGTTCAAAAGATTACAAATATCAAGAATTCATAAGTGAAGGCACTGAGTGGGACATGTGGGTTGACTTATGGTGGAAACGTGTTGAACAATATTATAAACAACATAGATAATGGAAACTAATCTACTATTTGCACTAGTAATAAAACATGTTATATGTGACTTAGGACTACAGAGCCAATTTCTTTGGGGTAAAACACAAAACAAGAAATATTATTTTGGTTGCCATTTACATTATTTCCATCATGGCTTAGGCACATTAATAGTTGGATTATTTTTTGTTGATCCTCTACTAGCATTAGCATTGTCACTGGTTGATTATGTGGCACATTGGAACATTGATTATTCCAAACACAGAATCAATAAGGCTTTGTGTGTTACACACAAAGATCTGATGTATTGGTGGATTGCTTCAATTGATCAAGCCCTACATTTCTTAACTTACTATCTTCTTGTTCTCTATGTTAGTTCCTAGATAAATATACTGATAACAACGGAATATTATAAAAAATGGCTACAGTACAAATTTCACGAATACAACATAGACAAGGTCTATCAGAAAATTTACCTCAATTATCAGGTGGTGAACTTGGATGGAGTGTAGATACCAGACAACTATATATTGGGAATGGTACACTAGCAAATGGTGCACCAGTAGTTGGTAACACAGAGATACTGACTCAATTCTCAGATATTGTTTCACTAGCAGACACATATACATTTAAAGGTAAGTCAGCAGGATACACAGTTAAAACAGGAGAATTAACAAGCACTCCTGTAACAAGAACACTACAAGGTAAGTTAGATGATTTTGTATCAGTTAAAGACTTTGGTGCTGTGGGTGACGGAGTCACAAATGATACAGCCGCGATCAATAGAGCATTATTTGAACTATTTTGTCGTGAAGTGAATGCAGAAGTACGTAGAAGTTTATATTTTCCAGCAGGTAATTATTTAATTAACGATACCTTATTAATTCCGCCCTATGCTAAAATGTGGGGAGAAGGTATGAATTCAAGTATTATTAAATTAGACGTTGACCCATCGTCAACTATTCCATCTTACCTTGCTAGAACAACAGACAGTTTACAACAAACAGGAAGTAACATTGGTACCAACTCAGCAACGACTCCTAGAAATGTTGAAATTTCAGCAATGACATTTGAAGCATTAGAAATTACAGATATATTTTTAGTAGAATCAATTGATCAAATGTATTTTGACTCAGTTGGCTTTTTAGGACCATTAACAAGTTCAGATTTAAATGTGGCAACTGATGATGCTAGCTGTGTTAGAGCTAATGGAACTAGTGTAAACATTCCTCGTGCTGTAACATTTGATAAATGTGCATTTACTAATATGACATACGCATTTAAAATCAATGAACGTTGTCAGGGTTGGACTGTAAGTAATTCAAAATTTGAAACACTGTACAATGGAATTAATTTAGGTGAGGCACTAGTAGATGGTGGACCTATAGGATTTAGAGCTGTTCACAACTTCTTTAATCAGATTTATAGTTCTGCTATTATATATGATTTAGTTAGCAAATGTATTACTGCTCAGAATATCTTCTTAGAAGATTGTGGTAAACAATTTGGTGCAAGCCCGCAGGTTCCAGTAATTGATTTTAACACTGATAATAATGTATCTGTTGGTGATATGTTTGAACGTGTTGATGCAGATAGTTTAACACATGCAAGAATTGATGTAGGAACAACTACTTCAATAGCATTTGATAATACCAAACAACTTCAGCTAGGTAGTTTTGTTCGTGAAAGCGGAGAAACTGCTACTCTGGCTAATAACAAATCTGCCGCGACTACTGTATTCACAGTGGACCTAGGTGACATAACAGCATGGAGCATGGATTATACTATTAAGAGAGGCTCAACTATAAGACATGGAAAAATAAGAGTACGAAATACTGGCACTCCAGTAGTTGATGATGAGTTTGTTGAAGATGCTACTACCGGTGTTACCTTGTCAGTGGCAAATACCACAGGCACAACATATGCCTTACAGTTTAAAACAACCAACACAGGTGCAGATGCTACTATAACTTACAGCTTAACTCAGTTAGGCTAGTATGTGGCCAGTAGGATATGAAGAATGTCTTCAGTCCTGGGTTCAACTCAGAGAAGACTGCAATAATAAACCCTTTCAAGAACAACTTAATCAAATAGCAGAATGGTGGGGCCACGCTCCTCGTGTTAAACATGTTATTCATTGGAACGATAAAGAAAACTGGCCAACTCCCTGGGAACTTTTGGTAGATAATTCGTATGATGATCTTGCTATAGCCTTAGGAATGTCATATACTATACTAATGTTAGATAATGTAAACGCCACAGTTGAAATAGCCCAAGCAAAGGACGGTACAGCAAGTGACTTTTATATAGCCCTGGTCGACGATCGAAAATATATACTTAATTATGACCCGTGGTTAGCAGTAAATAGCGAACAAACAGATTTTACAATATTAAATACCGTTGACAGTGGTCAACTTTTAAAAAAAATAGGATAAAGATGGCAGAGATTATAGTTACTAAAAGGAATGGCGAAAAAGAACCTTTAGATATTGAAAAACTACATAAGGTAGTAATGTGGGCATGTGAAGGTATAACAGGTGTATCAGCTAGTGAGGTTGAAATCAAAAGTCATTTGCAGTTTTATAACGGTATTAAAACAAGTGACATACAGGAAACAGTTATTAAAAGTGCGGCAGACCTAATAACAGAGGACACACCTAACTATCAACATGTGGCTGGTAGACTGATCAGCTATCATATCCGCAAAGATGTTTACGCTCAATTTGAACCGTGGCATATTACAAAGTTAATTAAACACAATATAGAACTTGGATTATACGACCCTCATTTATTAGAAGATTACACTGAAGATGAGTGGGAGCAAATTAATTCATACACCAAACATAATCGAGATGAAATGTTATCCTACGTTGCTATGGAACAGTTTCGTGGCAAGTATCTAGTACAAAATAGAGTTACAGGTGAAATATACGAAAGTCCACAAATGACATATATGTTGATTGCGGCAACATTATTTTCAAGTTACGGAAAAAGCACACGACTACAATATGTTAAAGATTACTATGATGCAATATCAACACATCAAATAAGTTTACCTACTCCTGTTATGGCCGGAGTAAGAACTAGCCAAAGACAATTTAGTTCATGCGTACTAATTGAAACAGATGATAGTTTAGATTCAATAAATGCTACATCATCAAGTATTGTCAGATACGTATCGCAGAAAGCAGGTATAGGTATTAATGCTGGACGTATTCGTGCTATTAAGAGTCCAATTAGAAAAGGTGATGCTTATCATACAGGCGTTATTCCTTTTTATAAACTATTTCAAGCGGCCACACGATCATGTTCACAAGGTGGTGTTAGAAACGGTGCGGCAACATTATACTATCCGATTTGGCATTTAGAAGTAGAAGACCTATTGGTACTTAAAAATAATAAAGGTACAGACGATAATCGTGTTAGACATATGGACTATGGTGTCCAGTTTAATAAACTAATGTATGAGAGACTGTTGTCAGGAGGAGATATAACTTTATTCTCGCCACATGATGTACCAGGTATGTATGATGCGTTCTTTCAGGATCAGGACAAGTTTAAAGAACTTTATGAAACAGCAGAACGTAACACTCGTATACGTAAAAAAACAATTAAAGCAATGGATCTATTTGGACAATTTGTACAAGAGCGTAAAGATACAGGTAGAATATATTTACAAAATGTTGATCATGCTAACACACATAGCTCATTTGATCAAACAGTAGCACCAATTAAACAATCAAACCTATGTTGTGAGATTGATTTACCGACAAAGGCTTTGAATGATATCAATGATCCAGAAGGTGAAATAGCTCTTTGTACGCTTTCAGCTATTAATTGGGGTGTGTTCAAACAGCCCGAAGACATGGAAAAGGCGTGCGGGCTTGCTGTGCGAGGATTAGACGCCCTTTTAACCTATCAGAACTATCCAGTATTAGCGGCCAGAACGAGTACAGAAAATAGAAGACCATTAGGTATTGGTATTATTAACTTTGCTTATTGGCTAGCAAAAAATGACTTAACATACACAGGAGAAGAAGCATTGCCCGAAGTTGATCGTTGGACTCAGCATTGGTCGTATTATTTGATTAAAGCAAGTGCAGATCTGGCAGAAGAGTATGGTGCATGTCCTAAGTCAAATGAAACAAAGTATCATGAAGGCATACTACCAATTGATACATATAAAAAAGAAGTCGATGAAATAGTTCCACATAAAGATCATGTTGATTGGGAAGGATTAAGAAAACAACTTAAACAAACAGGTATACGTAATTCAACATTGATGGCACTCATGCCTGCTGAAACATCGGCACAAATTAGTAACTCAACAAACGGGATTGAACCTCCTAGAAGTTACATTAGTATTAAGCAAAGTAAACACGGTGCATTAACACAGGTAGTGCCTGAATTTAGACGTCTTAAAAATAAGTACGAACTGCTATGGGATCAAAAAAGTCCAGAGGGTTATCTAAAAATTATGGCCATTCTCCAGAAGTATATTGATCAAGGAATTTCGGTAAATACTTCTTACAATCCACAGCATTATGAAGATGACAAAGTACCAATGAGTGACTTGCTCAAACATATTATTATGTTTTATAAGTATGGCGGAAAGCAGTTATACTACAATAACACATACGATGGTCAAGGTGAAATTGATGTTGATCGAGACATAAAAGATAGCGTTGAAGATGACGACTGCGATAGCTGTAAAATTTAATTAACTAAAAAGAAAATATCATATGAGCGTATTAAACAAACATAAAAAAGACCACACAAAATCTTTAGCCTTCTTAGACCCACATGGTGGGAATGGTATACAACGATACGACGTTGTTAAATATAGACAATTTGAAAAACTAACAGACACTCAATTAGGTTTCTTTTGGCGACCTGAAGAAGTTGATGTTATGCGTGACTCAAAAGACTTTAAAGATCTAACGCCATATGAACAACATATTTTTACAAGTAACTTAAAAAGACAAATTGTACTCGATTCGGTACAAGGACGTTCACCTAATTTAGCTTTGTTACCTTTAGTGACCATACCTGAGATTGAAACCTGGATCGAAACATGGGCGTTCAACGAAACTATTCATTCACGTTCATATACGCATATCATTAGAAACGTATTTCCAGATCCATCAAAAGTATTTGACGAATTAATGAATATTGAAGAAATTGCAAACTGCGGTACTGACATTGCAAAATATTATGATGATCTTATTCAATATCAAACAATGTATTTCTATCTAGGTGAGGGCGAGCACGTAGTTAATGGTGAAAAAGTCGTAGTTGATAGTTATGAATTAAAAAAGCGTTTATGGTTATGTATCAATTCAGTAAACGTGTTAGAAGGTATTCGTTTTTATGTTTCGTTTGCTTGTTCATGGGCATTTGCTGAACTTAAGAAAATGGAAGGTAATGCTAAAATTATTAAACTAATTGCACGTGATGAAAATGTTCACTTGGCATCAAGTCAACACTTACTAAAAATGTTACCAAAAGATGACAAAGATTATATTAAGATTAAAAAAGAATGTGAGCCTGAAGTGATTGGTATGTTTAAATCAGCAGTGGATCAAGAAGAGGCATGGGCAAAGTATTTGTTCCAAAACGGGTCAATGATTGGACTTAATGAAACTTTATTGTGTAACTATATTGAGTGGATTGCCAACAAGCGTATGTCAACACTAGGTTTAGAGTCACCTTACAAAGGAGGATCAAATCCTCTACCTTGGACACAGAAATGGATAGCAGGAGGTGATGTGCAAGTGGCACCACAGGAAACAGAAATATCAAGTTATACAATTGGTGCAGTCAAGCAAGATGTAACAGAGGACACATTTAAAGGAATTAGTTTATAATGTTAACAGTGTATTCAAAAAAAAATTGCCCTTTTTGCGATCAAGCAAAGGCACTTTTAGAACGCAAAGGTATAGAACATCGCGTAGTTAAAATTGATGAAAATCCAGAAGCACGTGATTTTTTATTAGGACAAGGATTTAAATCAGTACCTCAAATCTTTTCAGAGACAGAATTATTTGTTGAAGGTGGTTATCAAGGGTTAAGTAAGTTAACAGATGAAGAGTTAACTACTAAACTAGGATAATTAATGGACATAAACACAGATCAAATATATACATTCAAATTAAATTCAGGCGAAGAAATGGTAACAAAAGTAATGGAAGTTACAGATACACATTACCTCGTTGACCAACCTGTATCAATAGCCCCTGGACAACAGGGCATGCAGATGATCCCAAGTGCATTTACCATGGAATTGAAAAAACCTGTGAAACTAAATATTAGTGCAGTAACAATGGTTTTTGAAACAAATGAAGAGGTGATCAACAGCTACAAAACAGCGACAACAGGCGTTGTTAGACCACCAGAAAAGAAAATTTTAACGGGATAGACATATGCCAGGAGTAGTACGCAGAGGTGATGTTAATGGAGCAGGCGGAGTTGCTATCGGAGCAAGCTCTGATGTTATTGTTAATGGCAGAGGTGTTGTATTTCCAGGTAGTCCTGTAACTCCTCATCCATGTTGCGGTGCTAAAGGTTGCGATATGCACTGTGCGGCCACTGTGGCAGGACCAGGCAGTTTTTCAGTAATAGCCAATGGTAGACCAATAATACGGCAAGGTGATTCAGACACTTGCGGTCACTCTAGAGCTAGTTCTAGCTCAGACGTAATCTGTGGGTAATTAAAAATGGCATGCGGAGGAGCACTTACAGGTATGTTAATGACAGCAGGCGCAAGTTTGCTGAATGGTACGGGTTCTGGACTAACAAGAAGTTTAGGACTTGATGATGCTGTCACAAAAGCAACTGGAAGTTTTCCTGGCTTTGGCACAATAACAGAAGCCATAAGTGCCGCTGGTGGAGAAGGTGGAGCTAATTTAATTAGTATGGGAGGATTAACATTCCCAGGTGTAGGCAATGCAGT